AAAATTTTGATAGCCGCCGCAATAGCCTTGTTTTTATTTGCTTGCCATTTTACAACATCTTCCGCATTGTCAATAAAAAACCACTCCGGCAATAACGTATGCCCTTTGGACTGAGAGATGACGTATAGACTTGTCGTAGCTTTGGCCCCACGATTGACGATCCCCAGTGCGTCAGCGATTGCTTTAGACATCTTTTCTGCGATCGGTTTTGCTTTTGTATCGCCTGCGTAGTACCAAACCTCGGTACCTGTCGCTTTGCGATTAAACGCGTTGGCATGGTTTGATATGTTAAAGTCATTAGCCCCTGCATACTTGTCCATGTTTACAACTATGTTATATAAATTTTGGCTGACATTTGTGGCGGAAAAATCAGATGCATCTTTTAAGTTAATAGTCATACTTACTCCCCTCTCCCGATGTAAAAATAATCCTCTACCTGCTTTGTCGGATCGTCAGTTGCTGGACGCAGTCTTTTTTCAAACAAAAAAACCTCGTCTTTTTTAGTTGAGGTAAATTCCGCCGGTAGCACAAATTTTGTCTCCTGAGTATGGCGCATGACAAATGCTGCATCCTCTACAACATTGTGATCTTTAAATTCTGGTGCTAACACCTTAGCCGCATCATCGATAAGACCTTGTTTGTTTCTCATATTTTTTCATCCTCTCCAAAATAAAAAGAGCAGCCATTTTGACTACTCTCTGTTTAACTCGTCCTTAACATTTTTGTTGATCTCAGCGACCGCAGACTCAATCAGGGCTTCCAACTCTGCATCTGTAATAGTAATGCCCTGCTCGGTTAAAAATTCAACCGCCATTCGTTTCGCCGCCGCAAATTTGTCCGGCACTTTTTCGTTTCTGGCAATCTGCTCAATCGCATCAACCGCAATCATGACACTTGCTTCTTTCGCCTGCAGATTAGCGACCACACCTTTCTTTTTCAAAAATGCTGTGATCTTAGTCGTCAAGACCCCAATCGCAGCAGTGATGACTACCGCTAGTAAATTAAGTACCGCTGTTTGGATCATTTCCATCTTTTACCCTCTTTTCTTTTTCAGTTCCATTTTCAATTCGTCATTTTCTATCACTAACCGTTCGTTGTCGCGCTCTAAATCACGGATGCGCAGATTTTTTTCGGCTATCAAATCATCTTTGACGGCCAACTTTGTGTAAAGCTCATTGAGCTTTTCTTCCAACGTTTTTATTTTTTCGCCTTGTCGGTCCAACAAATCTTTAACATGCTCCGTGTAAACACTCTCGACCTCTGCTTTGGTACTGCGCTTTGTACCTAGATACGTCAAGACCGCAGTCGCAAACGGCAAAATAAACATTGTCAATAAGTCTTGGTTGGTCATTAATCATACTCCTCCTTACGGCTTGTCTTGTAGATGTAAAAGACAAACCCGACGCAGAGCAACCAACCAAAACCGGTGTAATGGCCGTTATACATTTCCAAAATCAAGACCACTGTATAAAACGTCCAAAGGTATTGTATTAACACAATTGATATACGCCGAAGCTTGCCGTGATTTGCAAAAATCCCGACAAGTTTTAACACACCAAACAGCAACATCAAAAATGCAAAAAAGCTGTACTCCTTATCTAAAACCGGGTATACCATTGTCCACGCGCCGACACTCATGGACTGTAGCGCAATATGGATACCTGATACATTCGGTGTGACCTTCCGTTTCCAAAGTTCCTTAATCCCCTTCATCCACTCACCTGCCTATAAAAAATTAAGAGGGAGCAGACGCCCCCTCTCTTTAGATTTCAACTTCCAAATCAACCAAAATTGCTTTGACATCCTCGACAATAATCGCCGGGACCTGAGCAAGCGTCTTTTTGCCTTTGACGATCAATGTTGCATAAATGACAGCCATGGTATTCACTTCCTTTCTGAGTAAATAAAAAGCAATCTTATGCCGCATCTTCTGCAGCCAAGATTGCTTGGACCTCGATTCTGATTTGTTCAGGGACATCTTCAATGTCTTTCAATCCTCTCTGGATCAAATTTGCATAAATCTTTGCCATTACTTACTACCTCCAACTTTTTCCAACAGTTTATTGTATTTTTCTTGCAGATCATCAATCAGCATTTGCTGCTCGAGCGCCATCTCAAATAATTCGACTGATGCCATCTCGTTGTTTGTGATTCGCACGTCCGTGTTTGAGCCTGCGTCATACCATGCACGTGACTTGCCGTCCCATGCTAAGATCAACGCATCTTTTAACGGCTCTTGCTCCGTCTCGTAAATCGTGTTGATTTTGTAATCAGCTGATACCGTTTTTACCTGACCTAGCGTTGCCGGGTCGATACTATAAATCTTTTTCTCTGTCATGTTTGTTTCCTCCTATTTATGTATGATTTTGTATCCAAGTTTGAATTTCCGATATCTGCTTGTTGTACTCAGCGCGCGGCACGTAAAAGTCCGACATTTTGAGCTTAATCGTGTATGTCAAACTGGCGTAGTCAACATTGACTGTTGACGGTGTGGTACCGTCCGACGCTTCTGCGTGAGCCAACATATACACCATGCCATCGTTTTGTATTGCCCAAGCGATAACTTCTGGTAATGTCCAATGATGACCCATAGAATTTATGGATTCTGTTGAATTTGTTGGTGATGACGTTGACCAAGCCGATCCTGTCCACGCTTTGAAGTCCAGGCGATTTCCGGATGGGCCTTTGCCATACCCCCAAATTTTAGGATTTAGCAATTTCACCATTTTCCGAGCAATAACCGTTTTTTCAGATAAAGTTGACGCGCCAAGCAAAGAGAATATTCCTGGTACTCTACGTTCTATATCTTCCACAAGGTTCCATTTGAACAACTGTCTTGCTATAAATTTATCGCCGTTATAATAGTATTGTGCAAGCTTTCCATCTAGTAATTGCATGTTTTCATACGACGTTTGTGATTCAGAATATGAGACTGTTGGCAGCGGCAAATCAACCGTTGCTCCGTGAAGTGCAACGTGGGGATTTTCTGTTGTCCCCCCTGAAACTTTTCCGCTAAAATCAGCTGTAAACGTCAGTTCGACCTCTTCCCCAGCCCATAACTTGGCAGATACTTCTTTCATATCTACCCGACTAGTTTTTAGATTGCTATGAATTTGACCCGTATACTTCTCAAAATGATTAAAATTAAAAGTACCACTTGACTGCTTAGCGACAAAATAGCCAAAAGACGCGTCCAAGACGTCCTCAGGATGTCGCGCGAACTCTCCGTCGTAATCACCTTTCGTTATCATCAATTTGGTAAAATCCACGTTGGATGTATGCGGACTGGAATGTCGTGCAAACCTAATCATAATACTTGACGTTGCATCATCCAAAGAAAAGTTAGGCATGGTAAATTTATTGCGGACATTACCAGTACCGCTGCTTGCGTCAAGTCGTATAATTGAGCTTGTTACATCCTGCGTAGCTTCTAAATTGCTTTTCATGTAAGCTAAGTTAGCGTACAATGCTTGCGGAACTGTCGTATTATTGATTTGGTAATCAAGTAACCACGTTACTCGCTCGCCAGGATTCAAAATCAGCTGCGGTTTCGGCCGATACTCATAATAGTATTTTGATTGCATATCAACATTCATTTTACCTGATTTGACGTTCAACAGATTCATGCCGTCCCACTCTTGACCTACCTCGTAATACCAAATCTCACCTTTCTCGTATCCGTTGACCGGCGGCTCAATATAATGCGCCCCATGTGTTGCCAGATTAAGCTTTTTGCGCTCTACCTCCTGCGCACTCTCAATACGCGTGACATCCCCAAGCGTTGCCACTCCCGCAGGATCAACCGTCAAATTAACTTGTGTCGCATTGCCAACTTCGGTATATATTTTTAATGTAATACCCGACTTACTAACTCCTGTATCAGGCGGCATATAGCCATTAACAGCTGCGCTTGATACCGAATAAAGTATCTCTCCCTTATCAGGATCAGATGCATACAAGCCCACCGTGTTGATATAGTAGCCGACTGTTAGACCGGTGTTTTCGATAGCCCCAACCACTGACACCGTAGCCGTGTTGTTGCCGTAGGCTTGCGCTGATGCCTCCTGTTTGATGTTAGTCAACACAGTCAATCCCTCAAGCTGTCCGTCTTGATAAACGGTTGAGCTGACGGCAATCTTAGTAAACTTTGTTGACTTGCCTGCCAGCAGCTTGGCCATCAATTGACGACCTTGTTGTGTCACTACTGCTTGTTTAAATTCCAAATGTATCGCCTCCTTATTTAATCTCTATCACTTCGTTGATCACCATGCCACTGGCGCTTGCTTGACTCGACTGGATTGGTGTTTCCTGATTGATGTCTTGGCCAGTTGTTTCTGTCACAGTGATAACTTGACCGACAGCCTGAGAAATAACCCCTCTGACATCAACTGTCCCCGAAAAGTCCTGGGAAATCGTCACGTGTTCCGTAACCGTCATACTAGCCCCCGCATATAACATGTTGGTCGGCATATCGCTTTTAAGCTCGTTCCGGATATCAACAAGTATGTTGGCCGGCACAATGCTTTTAAATAGATAATCGACCTCAGTCACTTGACCGTATTTCTCAAAATTCATTTCCACAAGCAGCCGATACTCGTTATAAAACATCGTCAGATCTGCAGGTTCACCAAAGCTGCTGAGCAGCTCTTTCAGGTATTTTACTGTGTACGGCTTTTGCGTCGTCATTCGAGTTAAAATCCGGAATCGACGCAGGTCCAACGTATCGCCGGCCGTAGGAGTGATACCGAGCATTTCCTCATAAATGCTGATTGTTTGGCTGTCTGCGGTTGAGATATATTGGTTATCCTGTACCTTTTTGATCTGTTCGGCCAGTTTTTCAAGTAGCCCATTTTCGATCGTCATCAACAGGTCCGTTTCCCGGATGCCCTCATACCATGATGGCAATAGTTGTTTTAAATCCATTTGTGCGATCATGTGTAGGACACCGCCCCCAGGTAAGCAAACTCCTGCAAAGTATTGTTAAATGTCAACGATACGTCACTGTCAGCACCGTTCAGTTTGAGATTTGAGACGTTTGTGACGCCCTCGATGCCGATCAACTGAGCGACCAGTTGACTGCGATAAACTGTTTGGCTGTATCGATACCAGTCGTTGTGAGCCGACCAGTTTTTTCTTAATGTCAAGAAATAGTCGGTCAATGCTAACTGGACAGCTGTTTTGATACTATCCAGAGATTTGGTACCATCGGCATCGATATGGACGCTCACGTCAATATTTTTCCTTGTTGGTGCTGCCACTGTCACGTTATGACCGATTGGTGCTAAACCATACCCGCTTTGACTGTTATCCGGCGGATCAATTGTTTCTTGTACTTGGTTGATTAATGTTTGAGACGCCAGTCCGTATTGATTATCAAGGATCACCACTCGGACCGTGCCGCCGCCATTCCAGACTGGATAAATCTGACACCCACCGACACCTGCAATACGACTGACAAGCGTGATATAGTCCTCAACGTTTCCGCCAAAACTGACGACCGTCTGAGTGCGTAAGATGCGTTCTCGCAATGAGTCGTCTGTTTCCTCGTCTCTTGCTGGGATAACAATTTCCGTCAATTCTGCGGAGCCTAACCCATTAAAATGATCCACCGGCAATAGCTGACCGATGTACTGATTTCCAATGCTTCCGGTTCTCTCCGCCAGTAACGTGTAATATCCTGGCTCGTCCTCTTGGATAATTGAGTAGTACACCGGATCGTCACCAATCGAGCTAAATCGATTACCCTCAACCAGGATTGCAGGCGTGCCATCGTCTTTCAAAAATCGACCTTTGGCAATCGCCTTTGTTGCTGCGATTCGTTTAATACCGTGTTCTTCAGCTCGTAAATCCAAATATTTTTCAGTCGCTGTTTGCGTAAATGTCTCAAGCAGTACGTTTTTCAAAAGCATTGTAAACTCGGCTAACTGGTAACAAGCCGGAGCCAACGCATCAAAGATGATGGACCCCTCGCGCGTATCGACACCTTCAGGTACTTTGGATAATGCGTCATTGATAAAATAGTCATACGTGTATTCTTCCAGGTATTTCCCGATTTCGTCAGTATTCAAATGACCACCTCCTGATTGATGGATATGTCTCCAAAAACTGTATGCACCAAAAAAGAGACCAGTAATGACTCTCTGCCCTCTTGTTTAATGTCAAAATTATCTAATTCTATGATACGGTCATCAGCCGTCAAAGCTTCAGTTACAACACGCTCGATTTCCGAGACGGCTAAATCAAAATCTTCGCCGATTAAGTTTTCGAGTTCGACGCCATAGTTGTCCGTGTAGATCTCCCACGCCAACCGCTCAGTCGATAACACCTTTTCAATGGCTTGCTTCATAGCCGACAATTCATCAATCCATCCGGATATCCTGCCGTTAAAAATTTTGTACGTCCTCGACGGGAGCAATTCAACAGATACTTCCTCTTCCATATCATCAGCCCCTTTCTAGTACGTAAAACTTCTGACCTTTACTGACACGCAGCACACGGACCCGATCGCCGACTTGTAGGGATCTAAACACTTGACCGGTCCCTGTTTTGCCGTCAATTGTTATGGATACGCTCAACGGTCTGACCATTTGCGACAAGATCAAATGCTGACTGCCAACCACCAGACGATTGTCAATCTGCAGTTTAAGAGGACTGGTACTGATAACGACCCCATACATCATGTCAGACAGCTCTCCGTCGCTTGGCTTGCCTTGTTTGATTGCTCTTGCTAGTTTTTCACCCACCATTAAACGATCACCTCCACTTCCAAATCCATCGTGTGTACTGGGCCAAATTGATGCGTGCAGCTGTGGACCAGCGCTAAACTGTCATTGCCAACACCGGCACGTTTCAAGTCAGCTAATCTTAAAATAAAACTGTTGCCGGCTTGTATCTGCATGTTGCCGACAGCTGGGAAACTCAATGTCTTGGTTTCTTTGTTGTTTTCTCTCAACAAATCGTTAGCCTGTTGTTGCAATTGCGAGCTGTTGAGATCCGCATCACTCACCGTCTCAACCATCTGCAGCTTGCCCCATTTACTGATATTTCCGGCATGTTGCGCGGTAAAGACTTCGCGCTTCTTGGTTTCTGAGTCCTCACGAACGACCTTAACAGCGTTGTAAGCCTCGTCAACGCTCGACTGGAAATCGTAGTCCGACATCAACGACTGATCGCCTAAAACAAGCTTTGTGACCATCCGGTTATACGAATAAAACTCGACCGTACCAGCATTATCACGGATACCATACCTCATACCATTGTAGCCTTTTTGAGTTTCCTCAATCGAATCTTCCAACATAGAAAAGTAGCTTTTCTTATCCATGACCGCCGCCGGACAGTTATAGCCGGAGTGGTCCAAGATTTTATAAGGCAGTCCTTGCGTCTCGCAGATTTTTTTAAATCTGGTGGACGCTGTTGATGCATCAAACACGATGGTATCTTCGTTTTTTAAGTACCTCAGATTGTCGTAAGCAACTATAGACCACGTCTTTTCTTTCTTTTTCCGGCGGATAAATACCTTACCTTTGAAAAATGTCTTGCCGTCAGCCTTCGCCTCAATGGTATCGCCATGCTGTAAAAAAACGACACGATCCTCAATCATCGAAAATTCAAATTTACCTGGTTGCGACCCTGTACCAGTCGACCATCGGGGATTGCTGACAATCTCAGTGATATCGTACATTTGACGATTATTGATACTTGTTTCTAATATTTGTATAATCATTTGATTCGCCTCACACTTGCTGCCGTTACCCAGCCACGCCAACCGCCATTGGTCAAGGTTACGTGATAAGGACACTTACGCCCTTTAGCGATAAAATTGACCTTGCGTGTAGCGTTGACTTCCGTCAGTCCGGGTCCCGCACCATACGAATCACGATGCAATCTACCGTTGACAATGACCGTACACCCTGGCGTGATTGTTTGGCTAACTGCCGGCGGTCTGGCCGGCTGTCGTGATACCTGCTTAGCGACAGTCTTGACATACTTTGCCGCATATTCCCGATACTCCAACAATTTTATAGAGTATTCGATGTCGCCAGTCGAGTCCACCAACGCCCAACTAAAATCATCAATCGATACCAGCATATTGATTTTAGTATCAGTCACGATAAATCGGATTGCTTTTTGATCATCCATCGCTTTCTCAATCAAGGCTACATAGTCATTAGGCGGTAGAAAACTACTGCCGTTTTCAACGTAGCTTTTATTCTTATCAGCCGGAAAAAAACAAGAAAAAGCCGCAGAACGCAGTCCCTTAGGTGCAAACTGCGTAATTTCTCCAAGCTTTACGACCTCATTTGATTCGTTTCGCGAAGGAACATCGATACTGATTTCCCCAGGATTAACAGGAAGCATGTATCGCTTCCCGCTTATCTCCAGATAAAACTTTATTGTCATAACATGCCTCCTACTCTAAATCGGAATTAATCGCATCGATGATTACTTCCTCAACGCGGCCGACGATTTCGTCTACATCGACCGGCTCGCCGCTGTCGTTATGCACCTCAACATGTACTTGTGGAGTGACCTGCTTGTTTTGGACCACGACTGTTTGACTGGCCGATGCTTGCAAGCGTGATATCTCACTATCGTCAAGCTCCACATTACTCGTGAACGTGCCGCCAGACGAGACAGATGCCAATTGACTTGGTACCGCCGCATTCGCGATTACTTGACTTGCTCCTGTTACCAAACTTTTCGCTGCCAGGATACCTTTAGCTAAGCCCTGAGTGACAAAGCCGCCAACTGCGATCATGACTCGTGATGGACTGTGAATTTTCAACGCTGACTGAATGGTAGACGTGACTTGATTTGCCACAGAACGTGCTGCCGCAATCGCCGAACTTGCCCCTGCTTGTATCCCGCTTGCCAGTCCTGACATAGCGAACAAACCAGCTGAAAACATTTGCCCTCGCATTGCACTAACCGCTGCAGTCATCTGGCTTACCCCAGAACGAACGGACGCAACAGACATCGTCATGCCGCTTAGTACAGCCACACGGAACATTGACATGCCTGCAACTGCGGAAGCTGATATTTGAGACATTCCGGAAGTCACTGTTGTAACAACCATAGTCGTGCCGACATTAAACATCATTAAAGCTGCCGTCGTCGCCGTTAATCCGCTGATCATCAATAACAACGACATGCTGAACATTGTCACGCCAGCAATCGCACCAACAAGCGTCAAACTCGCACTTAACGCAGTAGCTGCCAACATTAGCATCGGCGGCGCTGCCGTGCTTGCACTTGTACTGATCTGTAGCATCGATATGCCAAAAGCTGTCGCATTGGCATTTATACCGGCCATACCTGCGCCTAAGAGTGGCAAAGCAACAGCTAAAATCAATATGCCCTGTCCAGCTGTCATCGCACTACTTGCCAGTTGAGACATGCCAGAACCAACTGCAACCATTCCTTCATCGTGTTTCGCGATTTTTGATATGCTTGACGCTACTTTCCCAAGAGTTACACCTAAATCAACGACATTCATATCGACCAGTTGACCGATAGCATCTGCCATCCGTTGTAAACCTGTACCAGCGTCTAACGCCGCCTGACCGATACTGTCAAATATGCCAGCCACCGAATCAAGTACGCCTGAAATAGCATTCCCGATGCTGTCAATCACGCTCGTAATTCCTGTTGAAACTGACTCAATAATTCCGGATATACCCTCAGAAACCGCCGTAGTGACTTGAGCCAACGTTTCCCCAACTTGTGCCAGCACGTCCACTAGCACCGTTCCTATCGTTGATACGACTTGACTGATTCCGGAAGCGACAGCCGAAACTAATCCGGCCACAGCACCGATAATCATGGCAACTGCAGCTCCAACAGCAACTGCCGCAGTCGCAAAAGCGATTCCGACTGCAATAATCACTGGTGGCAGTACCGCCAGTCCTGGTGCTGCAATCGCTAAGGCTGCGCCAATCAACAACATCGTTGCCCCAAAGGCAAGCATACCAACTGCACCAGCTGTCAATGCTGTGCCAAAGTAAGCAAACACAGCGACCAAAATCGCTAAAGCGGCAATCATGCCGAAAAAGACGGCTATAGCAGCTCCGCCAGAATCCGCCAACGAAATCGCGGCATCAGCTAATAGTTTGAATCCAACTGCAGCAAGTGCTATCCCTGCCCCGGCCATTATGACCGCAGCACCGAATGACAACATCTTTTTCGCAGCACCGCCAGCAGCATTGCCGGTATTATTTATTGGTCCGCTTGAATCTGGAATTGTGGAAGTTGGCGAACTTGGAACATTCGGAATCTTTTTCTTTCCGATTTTCAACAAGTTTTTCACCAGATTTCCTGATGCAGTAGTTGCCGTTAATAATCCGCCACCAAATTGTGTCAGTGTGCCAACGACACCTTTTCCAATTTTAAACGCGGCAAACGCCAACGCTATTTTAGGTAGCATCGTAATCAGTTTAGCAATACTGTCGGAATGCTCTTCGACAAAACTCGCAACACCTTTGATCGCATCAGTTATGCCTGTGACAAAACTTTTGAAGCCTTCAACGCTTTGATCACTTCCAAAACTACCGTTCAGCTCAATCAAGCTGTTTTTCACTGCCCCAAGAGCTTCGCTGACAGGTCCTTTGATTTCATTAAAAGCGTCTTTTAACACAGTACCGTATTTGCTGAGATTCGTGAAAAATGACCCGATTTTTTCTTCTGAAAACGTCTTGTCGATATATTCAGTGAAGTCCTCGATA